ACAGCATAGGGAGGATGAAACCACTTTGTTTAGCTTGGTGTGCTTTCTCCATCATGCGGGTATACATGTTGAAAGATGCTTCCCGATCAGGGTCACGATTCTCTACAAGATACTCAGGAGGTAGGAAAAGAATCTTAAATGCGTTGTTGTCTTGTGCAACACCAATCGCTTCAGACTCTTGATACGCTTGTTTCATTTTCCAAGGTTGCCATGCGGAAACCAATGGTGATGTACCCGATGGGCTATCATTCTGTGGATTGTGGCGGAAGTGCAAACACTTCTTCATTGGTACGTATTTAACGTCAGTCTTTTGTTGACCTTCTACCCGAAGAATTTCCCAACCATCATGAACAATCATGTCTTTACCATCTTCAACAGGGTAAATAACACGTTGGTCAAAACCGTCAATTTCACGACCCTTATCTTTCCAGTACCATTTTACGATAGTACCTTGGGAACGTGGGGAAAGTGCTTCAATACCTACCAAACCATCATTATACTTACTACCATACTTGTAGTTGCGGAAACGCAAAACCATTTCAAGGATGGAGAACCCATAACGGTTGAACGTAGTAGCATTCTTGATACCATATGTCCAACTGTGTCGCATGTCATCCATGCACTGGGTTAGAAACTCTTGTTGAGCTTTAAGCGTTGCCTCACGCTCTTTAGGAACACCTTTAGGAATCTTTACTTTCCACTGTGCTTCTGCTACCTTACCTTCTACAAATTCAAGTGCAGGGGCGATAGTACCATCATTAGCCATTTGGTTTACTGTTTTGAACATTCGTGGCCAACGCAATTCAGCTTTGCATTCATCGAATACTTGACCACCAAGTGTAACCAAACCAGTGTAGCCTGTTTCGCCATATACAATGGCAGGGGCTTTACCATCCCCTTGCTCTAAGGAGACTTTCTTTTCAGATTCTTTCTTCGCCATATGGCAAAATCTCCTTATCCAAAGGGTGTGTTATTTGACAGGTTAACCGAACCTAATGCAGAAGCCATGTTCGGGATATTGATTCGTTGTGCAAGAACAGCAGTAGCATCGCTAATGGCATCGACCATATCATCGTGACCACTTTCACCAGTCTTTCTCAAACCGTTAAATGCTTCAAGTTCTTTGTACATGAATCCGTTGTTAGATTGAATGTTATTCTCTAAGTCATACGCACAACCTTTGAGGAATTGTACATGACCATTCATGGCCAACGAAGAGAAAGGTCTAAATCTATCCAACTTTGATTTGCTTGTTTTCAATGTCCGTACTCGGTAACCACGTTCACTAATCGCCCTTGTAAACAACGATGTAGAGGCCTTAGCTGCTGCACCGGGATCAAGAGGAATAATAATGTCAACGTCCATACCGTCTCTAGCACCATTCTCTAACACGAAGCTTTCCCAGTCACCGAAGAGCATACGTTTCCGTACAACTTCGTGAATGAAATAACCGCCCTTTTTCAGCTTGCTCATTTTCACACATGCTGTATAGTCAGGGGATGGGTTAGCATCGGACTTTAAAGTACCTGCAAAGTCATACGCTCGTACCGTTTTCAGAATCTCACTCTTAGGAGGTTCTACAATGGCTTCTTCACCACACCATGAACGCTGGAAGTACGTACTGTTCGCCTCACGGGCAGTCCAGTCACCAAGCAGCAAACGACGACGTTCTACATCAGGAAGAGCTTCCAGAGCAGCCTTATAGCCGGGGTTTGTACGCATAAGCGTTGGGTTGTCATAGATAGTACCAAGCAACACTTGGAACGAAATAGGACGCGGTTGAAGGTCATCGTCATCAGGTAGATCATGACGCTTGTACTTCTGATATAGTTCGTCATACGAATCACCCCATACCAATTCACCGCCATAGCGGAGCAGGTAACGAGTAATACCGTTTTTCTCAGGATCAGGAAGACCGTGCTCAGGGTGACCTTCTGGATACAACCACCAGCTTACCCAATCGAATAGGAAGCTATCAGGATCAGGGTTACAACTAACCCACATACAAGCTTCAATCTTCTTACCTGTAACAGGATCAACACCCATGTCAGCTTCAGTACGAAGTCGAGAGAACAACCACCACAGGTGATGCTCTTCAGCATGTGTACCTTCGTCATAGAATACAGAAGAAAGCTCAAGACCTTGATAAAGGTTTTCAGCACTGTCGTTCTCATAATGCGAGAAACTAATTGATGCACCACTTGGGAACACCAACTTTTGATCTTTTAATTTACGCTCAATCTTACCCGGAAATACCTTAGAATAAAGTCGGAAAGCTTGCTCATACAAACCACCCGCTTTCATAATTGCCGTGGAGTTCTTACGAATACAGAAACCACGATAGTTAGGATCATGTACCCAGCGAAGGTGACGCATCAAACCAACATAGCTCTTTGAACTACCGGCTGCACCACCAACTACCAGAATCTTTGCATTGGACTTTAAGTATTTCTCTTGGAAAGGAGATTGAGGTTGTACAATGTCAGCCATTGTCTCTTCCTCTTATAGTTGTGTATGATAATAGAAAATATCTATTTTGTCAATACCTTTGATAGATTTATTTAACAAATTTAGCAAGATAATCAGAAGTCATCTTTGCACGACGCTTACCGTCGATACCAGCGGACTCCATAACAACTTTAAATTCGCTTTCCCAATCCATACCATCAAGCTGTTCCTTAGTCCATGGTACGTCACCATTCAGGCTCTTATCGACCTTCACAGCGTCCATAGAGAACGATGCAGCTACTTCCGGTACAAAGGCTGCGAACACCTCTTTACCTGTCTCATCCTCAAACACACGAACGAAGGCGTTAGGTGTTGGCGGGGTTTCTGCTTCCAACGACATACTAATCGCCTGTGGGAAACGCAGAGTAGGCAGAGTGCCTTCTTTAAGGGTTGCCCCAAGGTTAGCCATAGCAATGATGTTTTCGATAAAGTTGAAACCGATAGGGTCACTACCAGTAATGTACAGATGATATTTCATTATTTGTTTTCCTTAATGTTGTGTTGGAAGGTCCATAGAGAATAGACCGGAAGCAGTAGCCACTTCTGTTTGCTGTTGGTTCTCTTCCAGCATAGCAGCACCTTCTTTGTCGTTCTTTTGAACACCGAGAATCGCTAACTCTTCACGAAGACAACTGTTGTTGATACTTTCAATCTTGTTCAGAATGTACTTAGCAATGTCCACTTTCTCTTTACTTGGTTGTGGTACAATGTTCCCATCAGAGTCTTTGCCTGTCATCTGTTGACGGACAATCTCAAGTGCATCTGGTTGAAGTTTACACATCTGGTCAAGCTGACCACGCATCTTTGATTTAGGACGCTTAGCACCGCTACCCTTTGGTCTACCGTTCGGATTACCCGATACACCGGGTTGGAATCTGGTATCTAGAATAGGGCTAACGCTCATGTCCTCTTGTTCAGTATTCATTAAATACTCCTAAATTATAGTTGACATAACGCATAGTATAGTGTTATATGTTAAATTTGTCAATACCCTACTTGACAAACGAAAAAGCCCGCTCTATGGCGGGCTGTTGTTCATTAAGCTTTCAAGGCTGCAATGATTGCATTCACTTTCACTTTTAAAGCATTCGCCAAAGTAATTGCACTTGCTTCATCTGTAGCATCTGCGGTTGTTACATTTGTCAGTGCCGCAATTTGTGCCTTGTCAGACACATCACCAAACAGAGCATCAAGGTCACCATTGCGGGCAGCACCCATCAAACCAATTAGAGCAAGTGTATCAATAAGGTCACTACGATTTTCAATAGCCATTATCTATTCCTTTTCTTTGAGATAACAAAAACCCCGCACGAAGGCGGGGTGTTGATGTTGTCACATTGCGTGACATGTACAATTCCTTGTCGGGTAATTGTATTTGGTCTGTGCGGTTGGCTTCGATCCAACGTGTTCTCGGTTCCAAACCGAGGCGATAACCTGACTTTCGCTACGCACAGTTAATTGGTACACCTACAGAGAATCGAACTCTGATTGCAGGGGCGAAGACCCTGTGTCCTAACCGTTAGACGATAGGTGTAGAATATGTATGAGGTTTTGGAATATACGGGCTTCTACCTCATAAGCCAAGCCTAGCTATTGGTGCCGGGAGTGAGATTCGAACTCACGATCTGGAATACCTGCTTACAAGACAGGTGCAATGGGCCACTATGCGACCCCGGCATAATTGGCGATTTATATGGGAATCGAACCCATCTGAATATCCCGCGTGACAGGCGGGCGACCACACCGAGCAGTCCCATAAACCGTTATTCTTTACTTACCTTCTTTCAACTCAACACCACTGTAAGGATTCTTACCTTTCAGACCCTTGTTAGGGTGACCCTTCGACTTCTGCGAGGAAGCTTCAAATGGTTTGTGTTCAGCAGTTGCATCATATTGCTTGGTCATTCTCTTTTCTCCTTTAATAAATGGTGGGATGTTTTCTGGAGGTTACCCAGCCTCCTTGCAACGAAAACTTTGTCATGTCACCGGCAGCTTGGGGCGTTGTCAGGGTCTAGAAGTAACCACTCAACCATATCCAAGATTCGATAATCTTTGTGCTTTGTGCGTTATCCATTTACAATGTTAATGGTTAAGCTTTCAGCTTTCTACCTTTGAACTTTAAACTTTGAGCTTAGTCATCGCAGCATGATATATAAATAGTCATATCGAGACAATTTAGGCACTTTATCCAAAGTAGGCTCACTGTGTTTACGGCACACAGCGAAGAAGCCGATCTAGTGAAGTCAACTCACCGGAACATGACTAAATCTTTTTAAACTTCGATCTTAGTAATCGCGTTCACTTCAGATAGTGCAAAGTCAACTTCTTCTACAAAGTCAGCAATGTCTTTCTCCAAACCTTCAATAACTTTCGACAAATCATTTGGGTTAAGCAGTGCAGCCCGGTTAGCTCGTTCAAATGGATCAGTGATCGCTTTGATTTCAGCTTCCTCAACCTTTCGGTCTTTACCGGCAGCAGTCTTAATCAGTTCATCCAGACGAGCTTGCATCTGTACGTTCTGACGCTCAACCATGGCAGTGTTAGTGCTCAGTTGTTGACGCATCTGATTCAGCAGTGCTACTTCAAACTGAATAGAACCTTTACGTTCGATAGCTTCAGCTACAGTCATTTCAACACCAGAGACGTTTACTTTTGTGTTAGCGTTGCTACGGACGATAGCAGCTTTTACCTTTGCACGAGTCTTAATCAGGTCGGTTACAGACTGAAGGTTCGCTGTCAGTTGCGAAGCAATCTCTTGCTCACTCTTACCAGTATTGTGTTTACCACCAGTTGTAAAGGATACGAACGAAGTGTTGGTAGCACGTTCAATACGATCATTCAGCGACTTTACCTGAGCCAGAGCACGGGTTACAGTGATTTGTTGCGACATTCTTTATTTCTCCTATTCTCTCCAAAATTAGTTTCTCGTAGCTGTCTCTTCATCAGCTTCCTAAGATCAATAGCGAGTCAACCCTATTGAAATGTATTGGCACCCACGTTAGGGATCGAACCTAAGACCTACTGATTAACAGTCAGTTGCTCTGCCGCTGAGCTACACGGGTGTAAATCGGGGATTGTAGCGGAAACGAACCGCTTTGTTTCTAGGTAGTAAGGCCAACTATCCTTACCTTGTCGGTGCGACCGAAGAGGGTGAGGTTACCATAATCAAAACAAGTCCAACACAACCCATAAATTGGTAGCGAGTCCGTGAATCGAACACGTTAGCGTGTGGTTATGAGCCACATGACAACACCAGTCAGTCTTAGCCGACTCGCTATAAAATTGGTCCCTGCGGATGGAATCGAACCACCGACCAAAGCCTTATCAAGGCTCTGCTCTACCTACTGAGCTACACAGGGTTGGGACGCCAAGTAGGAGTCGAACCTACAACCAACGGATTTGGAATCCGTCGCTCTGCCAATTGAGCTACTGACGTATAAATACATTGAATCAACGACCGAACAGGACTCGAACCTGAAACCATGGACATTTCGAATCCATAGCTCTACCTATTGAGCTTAACCGCCGAAGATTCAAATACTACAGAATACTTGGAAGGGCGGAAATGAAACCAATCAACATCACCCTACCTCACCTCACATCTTTATCCAATGACAGTAGGAGAGGGACTATCACCCGACTCCAATGTGAGAATGCTCTTGAATATGTTGCCCATTATACAGAACATTCTCAATCTTGTCAATACCTATTTGAAATATTTTTAAGAATTTCTTCAATCACAGGTCCATGCTCAGAATCATACAGCTTCATCGCTTCAATGTCAACAGTGATTTTCACATATTTCCCTTTACCGATTGGGAGATTGTTTCGAATCATTCCCTTTCGCTTCATGTACTCAATGTGAGCAGGCATAAAGCTCATATCCAATCTTCCTCAAACAAATCCCAATCAAGCTCACGCATGACTTACCCTCTTACGGAATTTTGAACCCTTCTCTGTCAGGCTTTCAAATGCATACTCAAACCTGAATGATTTGTGATTATCGTCTAAGTGATTCCGAATGTCAACCCCATCGGGCCAATTATCTTCACTCAGCTCTTCAAGAATCTTTATTACATCGTCGTAGCTATTAGCATTATCCACATCATAGTCCTCATGTCAAGTGTTTAAATTAATACATCACCTGACACTCTAGACTATTATTCAGAAAAAGTCAATACCTAACAATCTCAAGCTTGTCAATACCGTAGTGCCCATTCAACTGCCTTGACGATAACGTCACCATGGCATGGTCGCGGTTTACACGTACAACCGAGGGATTTACCTGCAAGTGCTTTAAGGTCATCGATACTAATAGACCCTTCACGTATCTGTCCCCACAGATGGTCACGATAACCGGCAATCGCTTGCTCAACAGTGTCAACCTTGAATAAAGCCTTTGTTCCCTCCTTATGCGAGTAAGGGTTTCCCCACTTGCTTCCTCGACCAATGTAGACCTGAAATTCTTGCCAGTGTTTGTTAACAACGATTGGAAGCTCATTCATTCATCACCATCGCTCAGACACCGTACAAGGCTCATACACACCTGACATTGTATACTCAGGGTCATCGGACACATAAAACCTGAACGTGCTTCCTGACGCGTCTCTGAGGCTTACAGAGCCACATTCCCTATCTGCTAGCACTGCACCACCAAAATAACCACTGTCATCACGATTGAATTTATCCACGCAAAACTCCTACCTGCATTACAAAGAAATGCTTATCACACATGTACCGAATCTGATTTCTTACTGATTCAATAATGTTCGTTCCCGTAAAATTACGGTAATCGTTCTCATATTCAGCTGCACACCAGTCACGAAGGTAGCTAGCATAATCCAATGTGTCAGTGGTGTAAAGCACTACAGCACCTGAGTAAACCTGATACACCTTCATGCCAGATAAACCTCTTCCTCTTCGACATACCACCCCATTGAATGGTCAATGTACATTGGGAAAGGTTGCTTTCTATCGAAGCGAGGGAAACGTGAACCGCGATCAATCCATTTGTTTACCTCAATCGCTTCAAGGTGAGCCTCAATGTATTCAGCATGTTCCTTGCTTTGATACAAACCCTCAAGCTTTTCACCTTCATCACGAACCCAGCTATAAACAGCAAATACGTCCATCGTATGCATTTCAATCACCTCATGTCGTTTGATGGTTGGCATTCTATACCATACGATCTACATGTCAAGCACTATTTTGAAATAAATTTCAAAGGAAGATGGAAAGGATTCCCTCTACAAATCAGTGATCGCATATTTATAGATAATTTCTATGTACTCATAGTACATAATAGTATATTTCTATAAAGCGAAAGCTTTAATTTATTTCTTTTCTTTCTCTTTCCTTCTCCTATATTATTCTTTAA